ATCTAAAGCATTTGAAAATATGTCGGCCCCAGTCCAAAACATACCAACAATATCCCCAGGCACTTTTGTGATAGCGTTAAGATATGTCTTAATAGTTGCTGCGATATCTGCGCGGAGAGCTTCGTGGGCTGCTCGAACATTCGCCAGTTGAGTCTGCAAAAGCTCTACATTCGGACCAAATTCAGCTTCCGTGGGAGCTGTCCAACCCGCCCGCGCACCCCACGCCTTAGCAATCGTAGCCCCTAATTTTGCAACATGTCGAGCACGACCCACCCGCTCCTGTAAAACTGCATTACCAGGCTGCTTAGCGGCAACGGATTCTAAGGCAAGTAATTTCTGTTGCTGTGCATACGCTGCGTGAGCAGCTCTTGCAGCTCTTGCGTCCATATCCGCCCGGATATTCGCAATAGCCGCATAAAACATGTACAACTCACGAACCGTTTTTACCTGCCTTGCCAATGATTCTTCGGCTGCCTTTTCAGAATCACCAAGAACGTCTTTCTTCTTCTTTTTCCCCTCATTTTCGGCAGCTTCTTTACCCTTATCACGAATCTCTTGAGCTTTTTTATGTGCGAGAGCATCCGACTTTGCCCTGTCAGCCAGAATTTCTTTATCGCGAACACCGTCTAAGACAAATACCTCATCCGCCTTCTTCTTATGCTCTTCGAGCATTTTATCCGCCTCAAGCATAGCAGCTTTTACATGATCTTTCCGGTCTTTAGCTTCTTGAATCTGCTGATCGCGTAAAAAGTCATGCTGCTTCTCAGCGTATTTTTTGCGTATCTTATCCTGCTCATCGCGACCTTTTTGCTCAGCAGCAAGACGTAAATCAGTAAGCCTGTTAATGGCAGACTGCACAACTACCCGCTGACCTTTTACGGCAGCCTGCATGTCCCCCAATTGCCCTTCCCTATCCCCAATAACTTTATTTACCTTCTCCAGTTTTTCTTCTTTGTCTTTGTCCTTACCTTTAACAATAACATCTCGACGAGCTTTTAGCTGAGCAATCTCTTGCTCTAAAAGAGGAATATGTTTTTCAGTGGCCTCTATTGCCTTTAACTTTCCTTCTTGAATCTCTAAAGCAGAGTCAAGAAGTTCTTTCTGCTTCCGTACTAAATCATCGACCTTATCGATCTCGTCCTGCAAAGCACTTATATGCCGCCTCTCAAGCTCTATAGTTAGCTCATCTATCTTAGGAGCTATCTTCTGTCTTTGTTCTTCTAAATCCGTCAGAGCTTTAAGAGCATCCGCTCGCTCTCGCATAACCTCAGCCGCTTTACGATGCCCGTCAATATCTAAATCAGGCTTAACGATAGCATTAAAATCTTTTAAGTTATCGCTAGCCTGCTTCTCTAACTCTTTAGCCTTTCGAAGATTATTAGAAACTTCCAGGATTTCAGCATTAACACCCAACAATGCGTTAGACCCCATCTTAGTGTTAGGATCAAGCGATTTACGTATAGACTCCAATCGCGTAAGTCGCTTAGTCAAATTATCTACATCATCCTTACGTAAGCCTAAGACCGCCTCTAAGTCAAACTTAACCATAGGATTAGCAACACCAAATCGAGTAACAGTACTTAAAAGCTCTGCTACTCGAACATGCTCGGCTGCATTTAACTGGCCCTCCCGAGAAAGCAGCCCCACTAGCTCCTGATGTTCGCGGACTCGCCGCGTATCTAACTTCAAAGACGCTTCTAAATTAGCTAAAGGATCTTTGCCGAGAGCCTTAGCATTAGCATCAGTATTTATAGCTTTCAAAGCCCACTTATGTCGAAAAAGTGCTCTCTCTTTCTCTGCAAGATACTCTAACGCTAGAGCAGCCCTACGAGCCTCAGAATTTATCTCAAACAAAACATGAGCAAATTTTAACCCACCTGCAATCGGTGCTCCGAAGACTGTTAATGTCAGCAAACTCAAAAAAGTATTAAAAACACCCACATTATCTGTAATTTCTATGAATATCTTTGCCAACACGGTAAAAAAAGCTGCTATCTGCCCAGCAACAAAACCTATAGATTCCCCTAAAGCTCTCCAATACTCAGGCTGCGCTGCAGAACTATTGAGTACATCCTTAAATAGCTGCCGCAAGTCTACAAAATTACTGAGAAAATCAGATTCCCCAAATCCATGCGTAAGACCACGTATAAAAGGTAAGATACCGTTATTCCAAGTATCTATGGCTGCTTTCTTTAGGGCCTCCCATTCTAAAACAGCAGCCGCTATAATAGGAGCTAATACCCCACCAACCGCTACCATCTCAACCAAAAAACCTACTGCCGCAGCTAAACCAGCAACTATAAGAGGCCACCCCACCCCTGCTGCCGTCATAAAACCTAAAATACCCGTAGCAGCCGTAGCAATGCCTCCGATAGCTGAACCTATAGCACCTATCGCAACCCCTAATGGAGTTAGAAAAGAACCGACACCGGCTAAAAATATGGAGATGCTTGAAGCCGTCGTTAAAATAAACCCCGTAAACTCCTTATTGTTATTAACCCACTCTTTAATGGCATTAACAATCTTAATGCAAGTCTCTAAAATACCTTCAGCATAGTCTCTCCAAGTCTCAAACAAAGTTATGTTGAGAGTTTCAATCGCGCCTTTGAGATTCTTCCAAGTACCCTTCAGCACGTTTAGTTTAATGTTAGCCTGCTCTGCGGCTGCCCCAAAACTATTGTTAAGTTGATCGGACATCTCTAATAGGACTTCATTAGAGATATTCTTTAGGGCCATCAGAGCATTAGCGCCTCTAACCCTAAATAATTCTACCGCATCCGCAGCTTCAAAATTTATCCTTTTGAATTCTTGAATAGACCCTATCAAACCTACACGAGCAGGATCAACCTTCTCAAATGTAGTAGCATACTTATTCTGTAATACAGCCCCAATCTTATCGGCATCTTTCAATAGGTGATGGAAAAATGCAGTTAAATCGGTTCCCGCTAAACTACCCTTAATGCCTTTCTTTCCCAATAACGCGACCGCAGTTCCTAAATCCTCCATGCGAACACCTAAAGAAGCAGCTAAAGGAGCTGCATACTTAAAGGCTTCCGCAATGTGATCGACTTCAATAGTTGACGCTGCTGCCGCCTTAGCCATAACGTCAGCAATTCGACCCGTATCCTGCGCGCGTAAATTAAACGCATTCATGTTATCAGCCGCGATCTCGGCTGCGCGGCTTAACTCAAGACCGCCCGCAGAAGCTAAATCCAACACGGGCTTAATCGAGGCTGATATCTGATTAACCGTAAACCCAGCTTGACCTAAAGATACCATAGCCTCTGCGACTTCGACCGCAGAAAATGCCGTACTACTACCTAAGGTCTTTGCCTGCTCAGATAAAGCCTCGAACTTACCATTGACATCAGGCAGATCAGCCGCTAACTCATCTACAACGGCCCGAACTTTAGCCATTACCCGCTCAAACTCACCGCCCTGTAAAATAATAGGTTTGAAGGCGTAAGCTATAGAAGCAGCCACACCTTCAAGTAACAACCCAAAATTTCGAATAGTTTGCCCTATTCGATATAAGCCCAGCCCAAACCAAGACATGGCCGAAGCTGCTTTCCTATAATCCGTATCAGTCTTGTCTACATCATCTTTCTTAGGCGGATTAGCCCCACCAGCCGTATTCGCTGCGTTTGCTGCGGATTTTGCTGCGGCGTTAAACGCCTTTCGTAAAAGACTTAGGTTATCTATGAAATTATCTTTACTCTTACCAGTCTTATCAAACTGACTGGCTAATGCCTCCATATTCTTGGTAAAAGCTTGAACAAAATTTGAGGGCTTCCCTGAAGTGCCTGCAAGACCCTTACCTATAGACGCAGTTATGCTGTTAGCAAGTTTTAACGCCTTCTTCAAAGATGTAGATATAGCCGTCCCTAAATCCTTAACGTTCGCTACCTGAGCCGTAAATACGGCATTAAGATTACTTAAGGGCTGGTTTACAAGCTTTGGAAAATTCGCAGTAACTAAACTCTGTATTACACCTGATATCTTACTTACCTGAGATTCAACATCTTTTAAAGCACTAACTGTGTTTCTACCCGTGACCCGAACATAGGCCAGATAATCCGCCATCACAGCTTTTATCGTAGCAAATTGACTCTGTGACGTGGTTACTTGAGACGCAAAACTGGCTGTTAAAGCGGTCAACGAATCTGTAATTTTAGTGGCTGCCGTCTGAACAGCAGTACTTGCATTATCAGCTACCCCGGCAACACTTGAATTCTTAGTCGCTAATTTTCCAGCAGCCGTTACTGCGGCGGCAGCATCTGTGGATACTTTATTAGCTAACTCTAGAATGTGGGTTAATGGAGCCTCTAATGGAGTTATACTAGCCGTGACTGACGCTGCATAGCCCGCCAATGCCGCCGTAGATGATTGCACAGCACTCTGAGTAGATGTGATTACCGACCCAACGGCACTATTAAAAGCAGTAACCGACCCCACTAAGGAAGTCGTTTGACTCGATACACCCGAATTTAAGTTCTCCAGACTTGGAGCTAGCTTATCAAGCCTAGAACCCGAGATACTCGAAGCAGAGTTCAACTCCCGGAAGCCTCGGGCGAGATTCCCTACTAGATCAGATACTGATTTTAGTGGGTCCTTCAGAGCTTCTAAGATAGGCTGCACACCCGACAAACCGCTTATAGCGGCCTGCACACCACTTGTTGCGGGTATCGCCGGGGTACTAGGCCCAGAACTTGCTACTACTGCGGCAAGCCCTGAAGTAGGGGGTATACTAGAAACACCTTCTACGGAAAGTGACGTAGATGCTTGCTGAGCTATCTGTTGCGCCTGCGTAGCCGCTGCTGTAACCGTACTCACAAAACTCGTGAGAGGGCCTACTGCCCCAGAAACTGCCGCCGTAGTAGCTGTAACTACGCCCTGAGCAGTAGTTCCGATAGAAGTAGTTACTGACTGCAAAGGCTCTACAGCAGTATTTATCGAACTGGCGGCTTGCGTAACAGCGGGGATTACTTGCGAAAAAGAGGTGGCAACCTTAACTAGGTCTTCGCCCATACCCTTTAGTTTTACATCGCCGCCACTGAACGCACCATAAAGCTTAACTACAGCATCGGCTAATACAGACGTAGATTTAGCCACGCTGCTAAGCGGTGCTGAAACATTTTTTAGCGAATCGCTCAAATCCCCCGAAAACTGCTTTATGGCCTGAGATAAAGACGATAACGCATCAGATGTGCCTTTAGCGTAGCTGGTTATATCGGTAGCAAAGTCATCGATATTAGTCTTAACACTATCAGCATTAGCCTTAACACCATTAGCAACAGTCGCCGTATTCTCTTTAACATGCTGTATCTTCTGTAGGATCGCATCTATCATTCCAAGAGAAGGGCCTAAATCTAACTTAAACCCCTCAGCAGCGCCTGGCATACGACTCTCCCCATAAACACAAACTAATCGTCAACCTCCCCGGATACCTCATCGGATACCTCATCGGATACACGGGAGCTACGACCCAAACTTCGCGCCGGGCTTTCACCACTCAAAAACGAAGGCTTTAAGCCATCTACAAATCGATCATACACATCTCGTTCCGCAGCTTGCGAGATTCGAGCAATCTCCAGGTATATGCGACGATCTTGATACGTTTGGAACTCAACAACCTTGCGAAGATTTCGGGCCTGAGTTAAAGTCAAGGCTGATATTTGGGGGATAGTCCACCCGTAAGCACGGGCTAAACCCCCTATGAAGAGATATATCGACGGTATGGGTATTCTTAATCCTTCCGAAAGAGCTTCGGAAGGAGCTGCTGAAAAAGCGTCGCAACCTCCCCCCAATCCGTAGAACTTCTAATTGCGCCCCCCAACTTAACCCAGTCACTCAAGCCTAAGTGATCAAAGTCACTTACTGGCCGACCAACACAAGCCGAGGCCAACGCCTTAAGGGCCTGTAGAGTTCGGGGGTCCGCAATAATAACTGATAACCACGATATAGGATCGCTATCCCCAGAAGTTTCAGTAGTTAGAAATTTCAGTATAGCCGCTATATCAGAGCTAATCCTAACAAAACTCTCAAGAGTTAACTCCTTAACCTCAACAGGACCCATCGATTTTAGGGTTAGAGGCACGCCGACACCAAAAGCTGCCTTAGTCTCAGTACTCATAATCCAATCCTATTTCTTTGCTTCTAAACATGCGTGAAGTAGATCACGGAGATCAGCTTGCTTACCTGAAAAAAGTTTAGGGTCCACTTTAGTGGACCCATTAGCATACTCCAATAAAAGTGCTGTAACGGCCTCATATCGCATGGGTATACTAAACGTAAAATAAACCGTACTGCCCCGCCCATCGGTGCTAACATCTGCTAACGTAACACCTTCCTGACACCACAAAAAAGCGGCTTGATTTAAGTCTTTAGTACGATGTCTCCAAGACTCGTCCGTAACTACGCTACTCATATAAATCCTTTACTAAAAACCACACACAGATGCCTGTGTGTGGTTAGCTACCTTTGCTTAGATAACGCTTGCAAAAGGGGCACTGACTGTAATATCAGCCGAACTTAAGGACGTTGTAGTGATAGAGGGTGTCCTAACCCACTTCTCATCGAAGTTCCAATCGAGGTTCTTAAAACCTTCTCCCGAAGGGCGAATCAAATCCGACCCACCAAAGGTATCTGTGGCCCCATTACCCACAGTAACTCCATTAGTTGCGAGTTGTGATCGATTACTCGCAATCCAGGTATCCACCGCTTTACCGAGCACCGCCCGAATTTCTCGGGAAGTAGTCAGCTTATTAGACTCATCCACAATAGCAAACTTAACCTTTCCGCTGGCAATCGTCAAATCAACAACGAATGACCCACGGTAGTCGCCGCCCAAATCTGTCAAAGCATGTCCCATAATCAGACCCTTCAAAAATAAAAGATGCAATCGATTGCACAGAGATTACGCTACCTAGTCATTAACAATAGTACCGAAATGACCCTCGTTGTCCTTTAAGACCTCAAATTCAACCTCAAACCCGGTTTCCTCATCCCGCTTCATGACATACTCTAAATCTGATCGACTAACGCACCTACCTAACGTAATAATCCTAGCCCCACAACCAGGAGCAACAGCCGTCAAAACAATCTCATGCTCCTCAACCGAGCACACATTGTTATCACCTAAAGTAAGAGTATTCCCCCCATTAGTTAAGCTACTTGAAGGATACCCTAGAGCAACTCGTAAATTCTCTAACGTTCCTTCGAGAAGAGTTGTCTTAATGGTTAATCGTTCCTCTGAACGACCCATTCGAACTACTCCAGGATGTTGATCGGCTTTGACCTCGACCCACGTAACAGCTCGCCGCAGAGTAGTGCCTCCTTTAGTGTATCCGATATCAGTTCCATCGATTGAAATAGTCGCCTGACCGATTAACACATTTGACGCATTAGGCATACATCACCACCTTACTTTGGAGACCAGATAACTTCAGCTTTTACCACCTCAAACCAGGTGTCAATAGCAGCATTAAATGTTTTCGCTAATCTACTCTTAAATACAGTGCTTGAATTTAGTATATCGTTATTTGTGAAATCCAAATAACGATCCCCTACAGCATGTAACAAATCAGAAACGCGATCCGCAATGCGTATACACGTCACATCGTCCTTCGAGTAAGCTCTAAAAAGCACCCACCCCCTTTGAAGCTCCGTAACAGCATTAGGCACCAATGGGTAAGTTGGGTTCAACCCTATCCCCAGGAAAGGGCACTTCGGTTTAGTGATGATGTCATCCCTAGCTATTCTTATATCTCCATCAGAGTGAGTTGTCAAGTCCGCTAAAACCGAGTCTTGTCGAATCCGATCAACGATAGCCTTAGTTAGGAGAACACTCATGAAAAAATCCGATCTATACCTCGGCCCACCAACTCTGAGAATCGAGTTTGACAAGCCCCTTCATACGCAGGCACCACAACTGATAGGAAGGGGTGCTTATCACTTCCCTCAGTTTGAATCTTATTTATTACTCGGTATAACACTAAATCGACCGCCTCACCACGAACTCTTAGCTTCTGCTCAACCCAATCTAAGAGCTTACTTTCCTCAACATCATTAATAGGTCTTGGATCTGAACCGCTCTCAACAAAACTAGCATACTCTAAGTCAGAACCTACAGACCCAACAACAAAAGTCCCATCAACACTTACCGAAACCGCAATACTATCTAACAAATCCCCCCTAAACACATTATCGTTATCTAGCAACAAATCCCTAATGGGAGGTATAAATACCTCAGTGGCTGCCTGCATAGCAGAGTCTCGAACCAAGCTAGGGAATGTTTGCCTAAGAGTAATAAGGCGACGCTCAAGCTCATCTAAAGTCATAAATCACGCATCAACATCCTCTAATTCCATAGCGATATTAGTATGATGAAGCCCGCCTAAATGATCTACGTAATGTCGAACCCGAACAACGCGATAAAGCTCCCCCAAACGAATAGGAGCCGGAATACTGGATTCAGCCAACCGGATAAAATCACTTAACTGTAGCAAAGGCTGATAAACTGAAATCCCTGTCCACCGGGTGCTAGATGCTCCGCCAAACCCTCGCTGCTGCTCCTCAGCCGTCATAACCCCCAAACGCATCGAAAAATTAGCCGCAATAACCTCAGGCTCGGTTATCCGAATACCCCCCGCCCCGTCATCAACCTCCGCCATCCGAAGGATATCAACAGTATGTACCATACAAAATAACGGGAATTGGCTAAACACAGCACACCTAAAGTAATCTTATCGACCCGGTATCAAAAGTCCGCCCTTCTGACGGACAAACCTGGAATATGTCTATAGCATTCATCCTCATACCAAGAAGTTTATCAATGCCGTCAAACCCAGTAAACCCATTCTCGGCACCAACGGGCCTCTTAAACAACACCTTAAAATCAGGCCAATCAATTTGAGCTACGTTATCTGGGGTACACTTACTAGACCCCGGCATTAGTTTTTCCACGCAATATAACAAGCAGGCCCGTTTAATTTCGGGAGGAGTTGTCGCCCACCCCCAAAACGCATGGATACCTATGTTACTAATACCGTGAGGCCATACGCCATTAACGTAACTCAAATAGAAAGGCGAGCTTGTGTAATCAACACCCTCAACCAACTCTCTAAAAACATCACCATTAGGGGATAGTATACTTACTTCGCATATGTCTAGTATGCGATACGGACATAGGGGTTGAAAAAATAAATTACGGCAGCCATTACCGTCAGCCACCAAAGACTTTTCACAACGGTAAAAAATATCGTTGCATATAAGCTCAATCTCCGACTCCACTAACGCAAGGGTTTCTTCAATATCATCGTCATTATACGCCCCCAAAGGAATAGTTGCGCCTGCTACCTTAAATGATCTAACATCACTAACAGTCGCGTAATTACCCATTACAATCGGACCCCAAAAATACCTCGAACAGGATGAGCTGTAGTATTCTTAAAAGTCGTTTTGGTGGCTTCGCTACCCCCAGAACCATCGTCATACCTAACCCAAATCCTATCTGCATCCTGAGAACCTATCAGATGACAAGAAAGCAGCCCAGGACCTTTAATAGCCGGTGTTGGGGAATATAAAGCCGTAGGGGGCGTAAACGACTCGACCCACAGAGCTTGCCCTTTAAGGAAGACGATATCATCTAACCACCCGTTAAAACACGACTGACCATTAAAACTGTCGCTGCCCAACCACGGTCTATTATACCCACAACCGTAGTTATTTGAATCTGACCAAGTACTACCAACCTGAGTACCGTCAATAAATAAACGAGTATTTCCAGAAGCTCTTGTTAAAGCAACATGATACCAAGTATCTGCCGAAATATCCCCACCTACAATCTGATCCACAGCACTTACGTGTAACCTCAAAGTTGAGCCGTAGTAATACAGGCAGGGGTACGCACCCTGAGTAGTGGACGGTCTAAAATCAACGATCCCCTGAACACCTGATAAAGATGCAAACCTAATCCAAAAAGAAATAGTGAAATCACCCGTATCAAACGTAAACTCAGGTAAAGCTCCCTCGATGTAAATGTAATCCCCGGAACCATCCAACAGAAGAGATGAGGTTCCGTGCTTGTATTGCGACGTGTCAACCTGAGCGTGCCCAGAAAACTGAATCGTATGTGCGTAATACGAGGTATCTACTAGAGAAGTCCCTCCATCAGAGCCTTCACAACTCAAACATAACACAAGGCCATCTGAAGGAATTGCGTCAAGAACAGCGTAAGGTACTCTTCGAAAGTCAGGGTCGCTAGCATGAGTTATTGTGAGAGAATCACTAGGATAAAGTAAATACGACTCCTCATAATAAACAGCTCCACCGCTACTTAGAGAAAGAACCTCAGACACTAACACTTTTCTGTACGAGCTAGAACTAACGTCGTATAGATAAAGATAATCCGAAAGAGCTGGCTCAGACACATCGGCAAATGTCGCAAACTCGACATCAGATAAGCAAGCTAAAACACCGTCTTTATTGGGAAAAGTGAGTGACCGATTGTCCGTAGGTGTGCCGGGTAATATCGTAATAATATACCCAGTACTCCCTACAAAACGAGCGTTAGTATCGATTAACGACATACTAAACCCTCAATCGGTCACTAAAGTGCAATCGATTGCACTACCAAATTAGAAACCAGTTCCGGCTGTGCCTGTAGAGATGCCCATTAAGTACACCCTACGAGACCCCTCACCAACCACTGAATTACCCGACAATGTGATATCGCCCGTGCTTCGGTCCACGGAAACACCCATGATAATCTGATCTCCAGTGGCTTCGTCTCGAACGGCCATAACTTGAACAGACGCTGCCTGAAAGCCGTGACCATCGACATCCAGCGTAAACGGCCCGCTAGTATCATCACCAAAAACAAAGCTCGCATAACTAATCGCACTAAGGTTCTTAGTAGCGTTTAGCGCATCACTAGCACCAGTACCGCCGTCAGCTACTGCGATATCCGTGACACCGGTAATAGACCCGCCAGTAATAGTCACCGAACTCGATGCTTGGACAGCCATCGAACCTAACCCTAAGTTAGTTCGAGCCGTTGAAGCACTACCCAAATCACTTAAATTACTAGCCGACTGCAAAGCACCTGTAATACGAGTATCATTACCCGCAGCTACAGTACCAACGGAAGTACCCACATCCCGTATAGCCGAATTACCGAGACCTAAGTTAGTTCGAGCTGTCGAAGCACTAACCAAGTCGCTCAAATCATTACTTGACTGCAAAGCACCTGTAATACGAGTATCATTACCCGCAGCTACAGTGCCGCTAGAAGTGCCTACATCCCGTGTAGCTGAGTTACCGAGACCCAAGTTAGTTCGAGCCGTTGAAGCACTATCCAAATCACTCAAGTTAGCCGACTTTTGAGCTGCCCCAACAATGCGCCCGTCGTCACCAGCGGCCACGGACCCAATAGTATCCCCTACATCTTTTGTAGCCGCATTACCTAGCCCCAAGTTATCCCGAGCTGTCGTAGTGCTAGTCAAATCACTCAAGTTGTTATTTGACTGCAAGGCACCTAAAATGCGGGAATCGTCGCCAGCAGCAACCGTGCCAAAAGTAGTCCCGACGTCTTTTGTGGCTGAGTCACCTAAACCCAAATTATCTCTCGCTGCCGCTGAGTCTGGTAAATCACTCAGATTATTGTCAGCTTGCAAAGCACCTATAATACGATCATCATCCGCTGCGGCTACATCACCTGGAGACGTACCAACATTCTTTATTGCTGCATTACCGAGACCTAAGTTAGTTCGAGCTGTCGAAGCACTAGCCAAGTCGCTCAAATCATTACTTGACTGCAAGGCACCTGTAATGCGAGTATCATTACCCGCAGCTACAGTGCCGCTAGAAGTGCCTACATTCTTTACGGCAGCATTACCCAAACCTAAATTAGTTCGAGCCGTTGAAGCACTGGCCAAATCACTTAGGTTACTGGCTGACGCCAATGCCCCCGAGACATCGCCGACAACCAGAGTAACTACCCCTGTCTTACCAGCAACACTCACAACCTGGTCAGTAGTATCCCACTTATCCCAAGTACTGCCATTAAAGACCGCAAAATCACCTACATCCCAACTCGTAATGCCGTCTAAATCCGTAGAACCCGCAGTCGCCACACGATACACATGGCCTTTAGTGCCTGTACCACTAACTAAACTCGGGGAATTGGTAGTCGCATTCCAAGTACCCTGGTAACTCATCGGCCCTGTTACAGAGCTGGGCAACTGCTCCGCACGAATTTTTCCGTCACCATCCAATGAAGGGACGCCGTTTGCCTCATCTAAGATAGACTGAAGCAAATAACGATCGTCAGCCTGACCTAACCCTAAACCATCACCCGGATTAACTGCCTCAGGCACATTAAGAATCCGAGACACGCCCTGAAAATCAAAATCAATGTCAACGGGAGTTGTAGGCATCGTAACCCTCAAAAGTAAACTGTAGCAGAACCGGCTATCGGAGAATTAAAAGATACTGTCGATATATTCTCGTCAGTATTCTCCAACTTAACAAAAGGTCTACTCTCTCCATCAGAGTCTACTACATCTACTCGTGTTGCTAAGGCATTCTTATTATGAGGTATGACCCACACTGCTCGGGCCGAATCCTGCTGATGTACATAAGTGACGTTATGGGGGATACCCGTCAACAACGAGCCGTCACCTAAAAGTCGCCCCGAACTGTCTCGACGAACAATCTTGTCAGGCCCTTCTCCAACTTCAGAGTCAAGGACGTATGCCTCTAAATCCTCAAGATCAACCTCACAAGATTGCGTTACAGCCCATTTACCCATAAGTAATCACTCATCGGAAAACTCTCGGCGAACAATAACAGTCAACTCCCGAAAATCCGACCTAAGCTCAGTAAGCCTCTCTGATAGGTGATCTATTTTAGCCTTAAGAGTAGCTACATCCAACTCAACAGAAGAACCTCTAAGAGTATCCGACTTAGATACTCGCCTACCCTTAAACATAGCCACCGCTAAAGGAATCAGTATTGCGGCTATCGCTATCCCATCCCCCACACTGAGCATGGTCTACCTCATTACTAGGGCTATGAGCTAATTTAGACTCTAGCACCTCTAAACGACGTAACACGCGATTTCTGCTTGCCGCCTTCTGCACTCGCTCCGCAGATTTCATCGCAGCATAACCTGCTAACCGGCATACTCGGCATACCTCCGAAGCTGAGCTAATATCCTTGCGAAAGACTACCCCAGACACGCCAAGCTTACCAACACAGTAAGCTTGGTGACTGTTTATCGCCTCAGACACTACGATAACAGGTGTATCCTGAGCACCCCGTATTATGGCAGGAAGAATGTTTAAGAAAACATCCTCTGCCATAACACTAGAAACAAAAATAAGGTCAAAACTACGATCAGAGATAGTCTGCAACGTCTCCCCTATCGTAGTCGTGACCTCGTATGCAACATCTTGTGATGTCACTAACTCCGAAAAATCTGTGATCGCTGCGTCATCGCTCAAAAAAATTAAAAGCTTAATTGGTATCACAAGCGACTCCAAAAATACGTGAGCGTGAAGATACCGCACAAGTAGCTTACGAACCTACAAAGTCATCCCCAGACATACTCACATTAGTCGCCATAACAACCAAGTCAGGGTTCTCGACCTCAAAGTCAACACGGAAATGGATTGTGCATTCCCACATATCTTGTCGAGGCTGTCGCTCAAATTCAATAGTAATATCCCGTTGAACGAAATATACAAGATTCTGGAGCGGAGTCAACCAAATCTCCGACCCATCCGTCCCATAGGGGGCAAACGTCATGTCCTCAGACATCAGAGGAACTTCTAGCATCGGAATACCCCAGGGTCCAGGGGCTGCCCCGGTCGCCAACACTTGATCCCCGCCAACCGTCTGGCGCACCGCCCAATCTCGCTTCCACTTATCCGCAGGGCCTGAAGGAGCAATCCACACATAATCGGGCTTCGCCGCTCGATATCGAGAAGGGACTAACCTCTTCATGCGATAGTAAAGCTCCGATGTCGGTGCTGTGCCCGCAGCATCGATAATCTGAGTACCGGGAACATTACTGCGTAAAATCTTACTCCATCCGTCATTAACACCATATAGGTTATTTTGATCAGACTGATTATCACCCGTCAACAACGAATCATCACCTCGCAAAGCTGCCATTTCGATGTCAATTGAAATACGCTTAGCAAACATACTCAACAGGCGATTTCGAATACCTTCTTTCTCAAGGTTATCCTCCACAAAATCTGTGTGAAGGTCAAACGCTGAGCGATATTTCTCTGTGTCATACGTCATTACAGATTCAGTAGGAGTTCGTGTCCTCGCTCGACTCGTAGTACTAGCGCCCTCAGTAACCACTGAACCTAAGTCGAGCTTACTCACAGACCCTTTGTTATTATTGACCCGCTGAACACGCACCTTCTTCATCAGAGTCGTTTCGTCGATAACCAAGTCAATAAAGCGATCCGCCTGCACTCGATTCAAAACAGAATGAGGTAGGCTACCCGAATCAATAGCCTCCTTAGAAAACAAACCACTCAAGGGCAAAACCAAACTCGAAAGCACATCAGTAGGCATTACACACCTTTAGAAAACAAAAAACTACGGGCTAACAATTAAACACAGCACTCAGGTAGTCACTTACGACAAAAAAGAAAACACCCTGTCAAAAACCGCATTAGGGTCAGTCTTTGAGGGAACAACCACTGATTCGGGACGACTCACACCCCGAAGAGGAGCTTGTGCAATCGATTGCATCCCCTTAGTTACAGATGCGATTTGATTCTGCTGAGCCTGCACTAACAGAGCCAACTGCTTAACTGCCTCCAATACCCCGACATTACCACTACCTGAAGCTTCTTCGGCAGGAGTGTCAACAGGAGTGTCAACAGGAGTGTCAACAGGAGTGTCAACAGGAGTGTCAACAGGAGTGTCAACAGGAGTGTCAGCAGAACTCTTACTAGCAGCCAACCGCTCTTCGATAGCCGCTAGAGTTTTAGTGACCGTAGTGGTAAACCCTGCAAGGGCTTCGGACAAAGCTGTAAAATGCGCTGTCAATCCAGCAACAGTTTTTTCAACGATATGCGAAGTCAATGCGTCTAAGTTCTTATCCACGGTGGCCGGTGTCTCCAAAGGAGCCGCAGTATCTGCGGAAATACTTGGAGTATCTGAAGACGTGAGTTCAGGCATACTTGTGTCTTTCTGTAAAGAAGCCCTGTCATCATGACGTAATAAACTAGGTCCGGCAACGATATTCGCTCCCAGGGGTGTGCCTAACGTCTCCAATTGAGATATGTCAATCTCCCTACTAGACCCTACAATACAAGAATATCCATCAGAGTCTTCCGTGAGTTCTGAAGTCGTGAACAATCTTTTTACATACTCTTTTGCAGCTCCCACAGAAAATCTTTTCTTAGGAAATCGCACTGCGTATACAGACTTACCTATAACAAAAGTGGCGTCTTGATTGGCAGGGATATTTACTAGGCTAACCTCCCACAAGTCAATGTCATAAAGGCTACGCTGAGTCCCCTCTTCATTGAGAGGGGAAATATGAGCCATACCTCGCCAAGAAAAGGCGCTTAATTCACCCCGAGCAACTTTACCTACGATATCAGGTTGAGTAACGTCGGCTCGAACAAAAAGTCCCCGAGACCCGGCCACAAGGTTAGGAGAACTACTCTTTGGAAAAGAACTAACAAAGTTTTCTGTGTCTAAGTCAAATAAATCCCACATCAACGGGTCCGCGCTAGCCCGCACACTAACTGCATTCATGCTAGTCACAGTACCGACGCTAACCTTATTACCGTTAGCGTCATTCCAAAAAGCGTGGTTTACCAGCAGAGTAGGGGAAGTCATAAACTGACTAATCCGAAACTCTCGGGGATCGACCCTATCCCCATGCCGATCCGCAGATTCTACGGAAGCGAACCCTGAAATACGGATAACATCGGTAGATGCCTCACCGGGAAGAATCGTTGCAGGTGAGGTCGCCGATAAAAGGCGATGTTCGGTCATCCTAGCCCCCGAGTAAAAATCGCAGCCAATTGCTGGGACGGTAGCAACAGCCTAAAACCTTGTCAAGTAAAAAAATCTAAAATTTTTTACTCGCCACTCGCGACATCCCCCGGCTCAGTGGGAGCCTTAGGGGCATCAGGGGCAGTACCATCATCATGAAATACATCCGAGTAAAGCTGCTCATCTTTGATTGAATTATCATATCGCCTAGCAAGAAGACGAATTTTCAACTTCGTAACTTCGGCCTCCAATAGCCGACGATCCTCGCTGCTAGCCACGGACAAATCGTCTACAAACATGACCCCAAAGTTAGGAATCATGATAAAAGCACGATCCCCACCTTCGATAGGATCACCTAGACCCGCGCTCTGGATAACTTGGTTTATAGTCGTGCAACCCCGCTCAAGATAGCCAAGATTAACTTTCATCTCGGCCTCAAGGTCTCGAATGTCTAAAGGATTAAACTTTAGGGATACCACCCGAACGCCTAAGCCTAACCTAAATAACCTATTAAGGGGGAACTCAAATCTTCGCTGAGATGGCGCAATTATACGATCCTTATAAATCTCAGCTTGAGATAGCCCTTTGCCTGACCCTAAACTAGCAGCATCATTCACACCAATAATTGCGGGAGATACCCCATGAGCCACCATGATGCCTTGATTATTATTTTTCTTAGTCTCGTTAAAACTCGCCTCTTGATTATCTGAAGCAAGTTTCTCAAACCTAATCTTTACCTCACCCCGCATCGCTGGGATAGGGATAATTAAGGTCTTATGTGCCTTCCCCCTAACATGATCCCTAAAATACGAAACTATGGCCTCCTTTACATCCTGAGCAACCTTAGCTCCCTCTATAATAATCGCATATCTAGGAACTGTATTATGCTCAAAAAACTGGAGTAAGTAGTCTCGAATGTTAGCATTCGCAAGCAGATCACCTACTGCCGGAATAACGTCCGAAAAGCCATAATAAATAGTGCATGGATGACTCTTCGTAATCCATATAATCTCGTTAGCTGACCTAAATAAATCGTTAGTAGGCTCGCCCGTATCCCGATCAATAAGCCTCCAATCCGCATTAGCGACTCCCAACTCACCATCTTCTCGGGGATTAAAAGGCTCCTTAGAGCCATCCACAGGACTAACCCGAGACTTACTGACTACCTTATCCCCAAAAGGTTGATAGTAAGTAAATTTATTATCGTCAAGCTTTTCTACAAAACCTTTCCAGCCATGCAATACTCGCACCCTAGATGCTGGGATATGCGACAATCTACGAACCTTCATATCAGGCGATCGAATTACCTCAATAGCAGCCCACCCAATGGCCTCATAGTCTAACCCGGCTAACTCTAGGGTGGCGTCAAAACCTACAACCTCGTTACACTCCGAAATAAAATTTCGAATGTCTTTAAGCTCGGAAGAAATTACCTTTCGAATAATCTCATCATTCGTACTCGGATCATACGGAGAACCGTCCGGCATAGTCGTGGGGATTATTCGGTAATCTCGCCCGACCGCATCTGTAACCTTAGCCCTACAACACCGACTATGCGTCGCATCAGCTTGTAAAAAAGCCATCAGTAATTCTGGTGGATATGGCGGAGACACCGTAGGTAGAACAGATAACCGTGACTCACCGATCTCTGCCTGACTCTGCGTTGACCCGTCAACCCCCTTAGCTATAGATAACACGCCCGATGAGGCGGTATCTGAAATGAGCCGACCGTGATCGAATCCTATAAGACTGCTTGCCAGTAAACTCGCAACAAGCTGCGGTCCCGAGAGGGCTTCATCATTGTCGGTAATGAATATCTCATCAATTACCGGCTCTCCATCAGAGCTTTCCGAAGAAAACGCGCCACCCGTAGACGATGCCTTCTGAACAAGCGATACTAAATCAGCCTCACTCAAACCGCCACTACTTATAAATTCATCGGGCATTACAACACCTACAAAAACTATTCAATTGAAACTTCGTCTATAACCGAATCCGCCATTAAGTCTGCGGCTAGCATGTCATAAGTATCACAATGCCTCTGATGATCTACGCCACTAGACCACTCGTATCGCATATTCCCCGAAGAATCCTCAACAACCCCACGAACAGGCACACACATCTCTGAGACGTAATGCCCCCCCAAAATAGATGCGTAATTCTTAGGCAATAAATTTTTTTGCTGTCTAATCTTCGCAAACGACCTGTCAAGGGCCTCTGTTCGATCAATGTGTATTGTCCTAGTCACGGTATCATACTTACGACGCTTATCAGTGCCATCCCCCACATACCTACACGCCCACACGTCCGCAAAAGCAGTCTCTTGAAAATCCTGCACCAAAGTGGCCTCAGGCATTGAATCTATAACAACCTTCTCCACGTTATACCGCAAAATTAAATCGTGCAAATCATCAATTCGCTTAACTTTCCCAATAAAAACAGCCCTACGAGTACCCCGATCACCGATGTGTGAAATACGCACATCTAGCACGCCCCCGACATCTACACCCATGCTACAAGGACCGGGATCAGAATCAGCCGGAACACAGGCATAATCAGGCCCGACTTCAAAATGATAATCTCTAGTACAAGTATCAAGCAAAGACTGCGACAACTTATTACCAATAGCCGTGTAGGGAAGCCCTAAATCAGAATTATAAAACTTCTGAAGCAATCCCGGATCAATAACTGCCCGCTGAAATCTTGCCCACATACTAGCAAGAGAATTTACAGGCGCACACATCATACTAATATGATATCCCTCAACAGAAGAATTCGGATTCTGAGGTTCCCACCGCCCTGCGATACTACCTCGATCTAAAATCCCCCCGCATTCAGGGCAAATCATACGAATATCTCGACGACACCCAACGGCCCAGTCAGAATCCCGCAAACGATACTCAACAACTGCGCCATCCTTATCCCGGATATCTGTAACAACAGTTTTGAACCAGTCAACCATCGAATACTTACCGCAAGACAAACAAGGCACAAACCACTCTCGCTGATCAGACGTATTATATAAAGCATTTATACCGTGCCCACTGATCTTAGGGTTCCCGATATACCTCCTAAATTGATATGGAGAAGCTCTAAGTCGATCTTGAGCATAGCCTAAATTATCGTCGTTACACTCGTCGACTTCCTCTACAATAAGCACGTCCGCAGGGTACTCCTTAAAGTCCGCCAACGAGTTACTAGACACATATTTAATGGTGCCTGGGCCAAACGACTTTAGAGCTACGGAATCAAAGAAACCTGAACCTATGATCTTCTTATACTCAGGGACGTTTTCAACACACCTATTAACCCGGTTTTGCACATAGGTATTCCTAATCTCATACTTAGGCACAACTACGAATACCGACAAACCCGTATACGCACAAGCAAACTGATCTATTACAGCCCACTCAGACTTAAAGCATTGCACAGACCCTTGAAGGACTAATTCAGGAGCTGTCGAATTATACAAGTCTCTAATGTGAGGATACTGGCTAAACTCCATGCGCTCACCGCGAGTATTAACATGGTGATCTTGCGCAAAGGTGATGCGGGTCTCGCGAATCAAGAGAAGTTTCTCTAAGACCTTAAGATCACTTACCGGAATATCTCGCAATGCGTCGTGAATCACACTCGCCGACCTTGAGCTACAAGCTTAACAATGTTCTCAGAAATATCGTCCGCCGTCCTAGCTGCCTCAACACTACTAACAGCATCACCGACAGTGGTTTTTTGGTCCGCCATTGTATGATAAATTCTCTCCGCCTCTTTAGGAATTACTCCCACATCCTGAAGCAATTTTACCCGCATCTCCTCGGCTTTAAGGACTGTTTCATAACACTTTAACTTAGTAATGGCCCCTTTAGGAGCTTTGTTACGAACAACCTCGCCTGTTTTAGCATCGAACCGAGCTGCCTCAGCCGAAACTTGCGAAGCCTCGTACAAACACATTCGCTTAATCTCGTCGAGCGTCTGTAAAGACTCGGAAACTAGGTCGGCAGCCGTTTCCACCTCCAACCTACCCCGAAACACCTGTGTGTGCTTGCGTAACCAGCCGTGAATGGTCGGTGACTTAACGCCGAATATCCCTGCAATCGTTTGCACTGGAATACCCTGCATCTTCAGATCATACGCCTTAACCCATTTCTCTTCATCCGTCAGAGTTTTAAGGGCCTCTAGAGCAGCCGAACTACGTGAGGAATCGTCAACAGGGACACTCGTCGGAGACTTTGATAAAGACTCCCCTGACTCACGAGTACCCAATAACGCCAACACTGGAGCAAGAGCGCCGCTGGACAT